GGCTCTCAACCATGGTGGCTCGGATCACTGCGAAGTCTCCGACCTTTGGATCTACTGAGACAGGCTTAGATTCTTCGGCTCTATCGGGCATGGTTGCTCGAACACAACGCCAAGGTATATGATCCCTTTTATCTGCGTAGTTTGGTACGCATCTTGCATCAACCAAATCCCCTTGATCAAAGTTTAAAAGTTTTACAAGACGAGAATTGAAGAAGACTGCTTCGCCTTCGTCGGTAACACCAAACGCGCTCTTAGCTTCAGTCAAATTTTCTATCATCACATACATAGATTCTGTATTGAAGTTATGCTCTGAGGTATGAGTAAAGTTTTCTGGTAGTTTATGCATTTGAAGTTTCCTCTATCGGAAGTTGATCTCGTTTAATAATGTTGCAGACCAGTGTCTCCGATACACCCAACAGGTCTGCAATCGTAGTTACGTCTAGTTTCTTGTGCAAAAGAATATTTATCCGGCGAGATCTTTCGCTCATCTTTTGCTGCGGAGTAGAAGGGGAACGTTTCTTAATGTTCCTTTTTAATAAATCCTGGTTGTGCATGTGAGCAACTCGAGGCCGCTCAATAACATCCTTCCGATTTTGTTGAATCCATAACCTTCGAAACTTATCTTCTTGTTCCGGTGTCATATGTTCCTCCCTTTCTGTCTGAGGTTACTGGTGAATGAACGTAGTTCGTGCACCGCATTAAATACTTCATTGTTAATTGAAGGTCTCGCGTCTTTGCGAAACCTTTCTTCCTGCAGATTATCAACTTTCTGCCTTAGATATTTAAGCTCTTGTTGCTCTGCGGGTGTTAGTGTCTTAGTGCATTCTCTCTTTAGGGACATTGTGTGATCGATCCTCCGCTGATTTAGATGAAATTTGTGACAGCATTTTGAATCCGAACTCCATGTCTTGAGGACTCCAGAACTGAGATGCCATAGTCATTAGGGTAGCAACCACATCGTCTGGTTCCATATCCTCGGGCAATACTCGCATGAGATTGTGAACAAGATGTCCTTTTTCCATTAAGCTTTCTGGATAAAACTCAGTGTGAGTTTCCATCAGACCGTCGAACACTAAAGCAACCGTCCAATATTCAAACTTCTTTGAGTCCAGTTCCAGTTCCGGAAGTATGTGATCGATCCAATCTTGAACCTCGCCCCATGTGTCCATGAACGCGGCCTCAAAACCCGAGTGTTCTGTCTTCGTTGTTACTTGATACATTTTATTCTCCTTTTTTAAACATCAAGATCCTCGAACCCTTCGTCCTCGATATCGCCGTAGCCATTGCAATACTCGCAGTCCTCGAGCCGCGTGTCCAAATATCCTACGTCACGGTTTATGTTGTGAGGTACAGCGTACTCCACCTCAACTTGTCCATGCCCGTCACATTCTGGGCATGGCATCTTTCGTTCTTTAATACTGCTCATTGATTTATCCTTCTCTGTTAATCTCCAACCAATTATGTCCCTCATTATTGATGGCTTCTTTGATTCTGTCCAACTCTATTTCGAATTGTTTGGTGTATCTTTGGTTGTAGGTTGTTGTACTTGGGGGTGCAGTAGACAATTTATCCACAGTCCAGTGATGAACTGTGTAGATTATGCTTTCGGAAAGTCTTTCTTCAGAGGGGGCCTGATGCCCCCTAATCGCTCCATTTATTGTCATGATGTCGCTCCATTAACTGGGATCTTGCCCATGTAATACATCAGCGCAATCTCTTCGGGCAGATCGTTGAGGATCTTGCGTCGAACCTTCTGATTCGGAAGCTTAGTCCAATCACCATTAGTAACAGGTGGATGCCAATCAGATTGGTACACGCCCTCCTCGTTCTCAAACAAGAACAAACATTTCTTCCTCATGGCACGTTTCATGTCCTTGCGAGCAAGGTGCTCGTCCAAACGTTTACCGCACCATGTCTCCAGATTCTCACCGAATCCCTCTGGAAAGTATTCGCATGGTGCTTCTCGAGGGAAACGTGTTTCGTCATTAAAACCCTCGGTCACTTCACGCATAACCTCGGACCAGTTGCCCTTGTACTTGGGATCTCGATCCACTCGATCAGGGCCACCGTGTCCATCGTTGCTGACATATGCAAACGACTTACCGTCCACATAAAGCTTGGCTTGATAACAGGCAGTCTCTTGGCTTGCCCATGCGGAATGCTTAATTGCTTTTAATAGTAGTTGATGTGCCATTATACGGCCTCCTCTTCTGGTGTCCAAGTTGTGTCCACCCCATCGATGAACGTGCCTTCATACATCATGCCTTCGTCTTGGTATGATGCATCTACAATAATGCCCATGTCATGAAGCTTCTCCCAAACTTTTATCGGTGGGCTCCATGCAGTCTCGCATGTAAATGAAAAAGTAACCTCCGCCTCACGTTCTAAAACATTAGGGTCCGAAATCTCCTCGTTCATATCTACATTGTAGATGTCCCACTTGGTGTCCCAGTTATCGAGACGCCATTGATACCATGCAGGAGTATGGCCCTCGTTTTCCTGAGACCAAACCTCGAAAGGCATTGGACAAACAGTCTGGCATAAAGTTTCGTTTTTCACGGCGGCATATATATGAGCCATGAGATATTGTGGTCCAGTAAGATGAACCTGTTGTGCTGTGTGATTAGGCATGTGAGCCTCCTTGTTGATTGAATAGTTGAACCGCTTTGGCGAATCCTCGCGGCGTTGCACTGCGTATATCTTTTGTCCTTTTGGACTTGCCCCCAAGCTTCATCATGGCGGTGCTATAACCATTACCATGATAACGCTCTGGGTCAACAGATACCTTGGTGGGCATACGAAAGTTATTACCAGTCCATAAACAAGTTTTCTTTTTGTATGCATCCCGAGGCGCAATGTACTCAGGCCATCGAGGATGCTCTGCGGCATCGTCCTCGATGTATCCCCCGTACTCATACGGGTGGAATGAATAGTCAGGTTTACGCCACTTGGTAGCCAAAACACTGACAGGATTTTCTATAAGATATGGGACGCCAAGGTCCTCATACAATCTGGCACAAGTCATGGCATGATTAACAGCCTCGTCTTGAAACCATGGGTTGGCCTCTGCTTTTTTCTTGAACCATGCCGCGCCCGAAACCGCGAGGTCTGTGCAAACAGGGAAGGCCATGCCGAATACAACGTTCCTACTATAAAAACGAGATAACAAACCTCTGATGTTATCACCGTCATATAGGTCTAAGCCTTCATAGCGTATAAACCCACCGTTTGCGTAGCCTTCAACTTTTGTATCCAAGTGTTGAATGTCAAATGCGTAACAGTCATACCCTGCCTCGGCCCAAGGTTTCAGTGCCTCGCCCATGTAATCATATAAGCTTAATACAACGCCCATTAGTCTCTCCCTTCCCTGTGCCAACACTCTTTCAAATGTTCCTCTTCTGCTACTTCCCAACGCGACATGAAATCTGTAATCCATGTGCTTTGTTCCGGAGTAAGTTTGTGCTCACACAATAACTCCATAGCATCTACGCATTCAAAACCCTGTGCCTTGCACCACCGAGCATACTTGTGATGTAATCTGTGGATCATGCTCATACGTTCACTCCCTCGATCTTAATGTAAGGCTTGAAAGTTCCAGAAAGTACATTGAATGTAGCCTCGTAATGAGTGTACCCATAGAATAACTCATCAAGATACTTGCCATTTAAGTCGATGATAGGACGCGCCTCGGTCCCTGCAATTTTGTGTTTGCCAAAGGGATCAGCAGTTAATTCCATAGTTACATATTTTAATTCTTCGTGCATGACCCGTGAAAATACGATCCCTTTCTTGAAACCAATATTCAAAAGCATTGGACCCTCGATCCACACGCGCTTGTGTCTACGGTTGCTTCCAACCTTGTAAGTTTTTTTTACATCGTCATGCCAGTAAAAGTCTTTTGGTACATTTATTCCATAAAAGTTTGCCATAGTTGAACCTCATAATTGAATTGTTGATATTACACAAGTTAATCAAGAGCACACAGGTAGTCAAGTTTTATTTTTAGGGAGGTAGTACGTCGAGTTACACTATAGGCATATTCTCCAGAAAAAAAGTAAAAAAGTTTTTATCCATTCAAATATGACGTAATAAACGTACTAAACGTACTATTGAAAATAAACAGTAATGTTTACAACCTTCTAAGTAGCCCATGAGGTAGTACGTTTGGCAGTACGTTAGTACGTTTCTCTGGAGAAAACTCCTATATAGGAAAGATGGACATCATCCGGTCTATGGTTTATCTTGTTGGTAATACACAACGAGGAACATCATGTCGATGCAGGAAAAGATAGAAGACGGGGAAGAACGTGTCCTCACAAACAGGCAAAAAACCTTTGCTCGGTTTATTGTTGAAGGCATCTATTCGAATGCCGAGGCCGCGAGGAAAGCAGGATTTGCAGAATCAACAGCCAGTAAACATGCATCCCTTCTGTTAAATGGAAGGGACTATCCGCATGTGCTCGAGTACATTCAAGAGATGAGAGAGGAACGAGAGCGCAGATATGGCGTGACAACTCTCGGTCAACTCGAGAGGCTGTACAAATTATCGGTTGGTGCTGAAGAGAATGGTCAATTTTCTGCGGCTATTAATGCTGAAAAAATTCGCGCCGCATTGGGTGGTTTAACTGTTGATCGAAGAGAACAAGTGAACACCATTGATCAGCTATCTCGAGACGAAATTGTTGGACGTTTAGCAGACCTCCAAAAGAAATACCCCCAAGCTTTCGTAATCGAGGGGACAGCAAAGGATATTACACCAAATGAGCAAGGGACCAGAGGCGAACTTTTGGAACACATTGAGGTCGAATCTGCCTCCGAAATGCCAAGCGACAAGGATTGAAAACAAACATGGGGGCGGTGTTCCTGATGTACATTTAATCTGGGATGGCTTGCCTTGTTGGAT